ATGACAGACGACACTGGCGGCGCGCCTGCGCGCCGGCGGCGCTTTGGTGCGCCCAAGAACTGGCGCGAGACGTTCCTCGCCTGCCTGGCCGAAACGTCCAACGTCACCGCCGCGGCACAATGCGCCGACATCAGCCTCACCTGGGTCTACAAGACCAAGCGCGAGGACCGGGGTTTTGCCGATGCCTGGCTGGCGGCTCTATGCGAAGGCTACGACCACCTCGAAATGGAACTCCTGTTCCGCCTGCGGACGGGGGAATCCCGCGAGGTGCCCGCGAACAAGTATGACAATGCCACGGCCCTGCGCCTGCTGCTGGCGCACAAGGATACCCGCGCGAAATACCAGGCGATGCAGGACAACGTGACCGCCGAGGAAATCCGCGCCTCGCTCGACGCCAAGCTGGCGCGGCTGCGCGAGAGCGTGATCGCCAGCCGGGCAGCGCAGGCCGGCTTGCCGCATGAGTGACCGCCAGCGCCGGCCCTCAGGGCTGCTGGACGTGATCAAGGATGCGAAACCGGTGCAACTCGACGGGTTCGTCGAAGCGATGAATCAACAGGAGCGCAACTCGTGGTCCTGGCATTGGCCGATGTGGGCGCGGCCGGAACAGCTGGCGCCGGCAGGTGACTGGCGAACCTGGCTGATCCTGGCCGGGCGCGGCTTCGGCAAGACCCGCGCCGGGGCCGAATGGGTGCGCGCCATTGCCGAGCGCGATGGCGCGGCGCGGATTGCGCTGGTTGCCGCAAGCCTTGCCGAGGCCCGGGCGATCATGGTGGAGGGCGAAAGCGGACTGCGCAACATCGGCGCGCCCAACATGCGCCCAAAGTTTGAAAGTTCTACCCGCCGGCTGACCTGGCCTTCGGGCGCCCAGGCCACGCTCTATTCGGCGGCCGAACCGGATTCGCTGCGTGGCCCCCAGCACAGCCATGCCTGGTGTGACGAGATCGCCAAGTGGGACCATGCGTCCAGCCGCGCGACGAGCGCCTGGGACAACCTGCTGATGGGCCTGCGGCTGGGCGACCATCCGCGCGTGGTGGCAACGACCACGCCGCGTGATGTGCCGCTGCTGCGGCGCATCCTGGAAGAGAATGCAGATAGTGAGCTGGTGGTGACCCGCGGGAGCACTTTCGACAATGCCGCCAACCTGCCGCCCCGTTTCGTGAGCGCGATGCGCGGCACCTTCGGTCAGAGCCTGCTGGGGCGACAGGAGCTGGACGGGGAACTGCTGCTGGACCGGGAGGGCGCGTTGTGGACCCGCGCCCTGTTGGAGGCATGCAGGGCCCCGTCCGTGCCCTCGCCCCCGCGGCGCACGGTGATCGGGGTGGACCCGCCCGCTTCGGCTGACGGAGACGCCTGCGGCATCGTGGTCTGTGCGCTTGGCGAGGATGGCCTTGCCCGGGTGCTGGCCGATGCTTCGGTGGAGAAGGCCCGGCCCGAGCGCTGGGCCCGCGCCGTGGCCGAAGCCGCCCGCGCCTGGCAGGCCGACAGAGTTGTGGCCGAAGCCAATCAGGGCGGGGCCATGGTGGGAAGCGTGCTTCGCGCGGCTGATATCGCCCTGCCCCTCAAGCTGGTCCATGCCAGCAAGGGCAAGAGTGCCCGGGCCGAACCCGTCGCGGCGCTCTACGAGGCTGGACGGGTGCGACACGCGGGACTGTTCGCCCGGCTGGAGGACGAGCTTTGCGGGCTGCTGCCGGGCGGCGGCTACGAGGGACCGGGGCGTTCGCCCGATCGCGCCGATGCGCTGGTCTGGGCACTGACCGAACTGTGCCTGACGCGCCGGACCGCGCCGCGCGTGTGGCGATTTGGCGACTGACGGAATTGGCACTGCCAATTCCGAGCAGCACCGGCCCACTCCCTCGATGTCCGTGGAGGGCGTAACAAACAAACAAGGAACCACAATTCCGATGTCTATTCTCCAGAGCCTGGTGGCCGCGTTCAAGAGCGGTGCGCCGCGCGTCCCGCTGGCGCGCACCTATTCGAGCCCATGGATTTTTGCGGACTGCGGCGGAGCGAAGGCTCCGTTCGAGTATCAGGGTGCCGTCCGCCGGGCCTATCTCGACAACCCCGTGGCCCAGCGTGCGGTACGTCTGGTGGCCGAGGGCATCGGCGGCGCGGCGCTGCTGGCGACGGACCCGCTACTGGAGCGGTTGGTCCGCGCGACCACCGCCGGGCAGCCGCTGCTGGAGACGCTGGCGAGCCAGTTGCTGCTCCACGGCAATGCCTATGTCCAGGTGCTGAAGGATGGGGCCGGGCGACCGGTCGAGCTGTTTGCCCTGCGGCCCGAGCGGATGACGGCGGTGATCGGGGCCGACGGTTGGCCCGAGGCTTTTGCCTACCGCGTGGGCGAGCAGGTGCTGACGATCCCGCTGCTGGACGCGGATGCATCGCCCAATCTCATTCACATCCGCTCGTTCCATCCGGCGGACGATCACTATGGCGCCGGGTGCCTCGCCGCCGCCGACCAGGCCGTTGCGATCCACAATGCGGCGGCCAACTGGAACCGGGCGCTTCTGGAGAACGCGGCGCGGCCGTCTGGCGCGCTCGTCTACGATGCCGGCGGCGAGGCAGGCGGCCTCACCACCGAGCAGTTCGACCGGCTCAGGACCGAGCTGGCCCAGGCCTTCTCGGGCGAGACCAATGCCGGGCGGCCGATGCTGCTCGAAGGCGGGCTCAAGTGGCAATCGCTCAGCCTCTCGCCAGCAGACATGGATTTCGCGACGCTGAAGGCGGCTGCGGCACGTGACATCGCGCTGGCCTTTGGGGTGCCGCCGATGCTGCTCGGCCTGCCAGGTGACTCGACCTATTCCAACTATCGCGAGGCAAACCGGGCGCTTTGGCGGCTGACCTTGCTCCCCCTGGCCGGCAAGATCCTCGCCGCGCTGCACGAGGGGCTGGCGACCTGGTTCGACACCGCCGGTCCGCTGGCAATCGACCTCGACCGGGTCCCGGCGCTCGCCGAGGACCGGCAGGCGCTGTGGACGCAGGTAAGCAGCGCGGACTTCCTCACCGCCGATGAGAAACGAACCATGCTGAGGCTGCCGGTCAACGGCACCACTGCGCAGAAGGGCGTGGAGAACAAACAATGAACAGACAGGACATGCTGGCTGGCCTGATGGCCCAGGCAGCAGGCGCGGGCGGCGATCTGGTGACGCTTCGTGCGATAGTCGAGGAAGCCAGCGAACTGGGCGCGGAGCGCGTTCTGGTGCGCATGGGCCTCGACGACGAGCGGGCGCACGAGGACCTCTCCGAGCTGCGCCAGCTGCTCGCCGCCTGGCGCGATGCGAAGCGGAGCGCCTGGCGCACGATTGTAGGCTGGGTGGTGAGTGGGGCCAGTGCCCTGCTGCTGATCGGCCTTGCCGTGAGGCTGGGCCAGGCCGGGCTGCTGCGGTGAGCGGCGGTACCGGCCCACTCAGATTTGCCGGATATGCCGCGCTGTTCGACCGGCGTGACAGCGGCCGCGACACCGTCCGTCCGGGTGCCTTCGCCCGCACTCTCGCCGAGCGCAAGGATCGTCTGCCGCTCTACTGGCAGCACCGGCCCGACCAACGGATCGGCTGGGTCGAAACGGCCGCCGAGGACCCGCGGGGACTGCGCGTGATCGCGGCGATCGACAACCCCGATGGGGGCGCGGCCGCGGCGTTGAAGCGCGGCGCGGTGACGGGCCTGTCGTTCGGCTACACCGCCCGGGGGTTTCGCCGTGACGGCGCGGGCCGTGAGCTGACCGACATCGACCTCTTCGAGGTGAGCCTCGTCACCCACCCGATGCAGGACGCCGCGCGCGTCCACCTGGTCGAGTGACGGATCCTACCGAATTCCAATTCCGACAGGCCGCCCCGGGGGCGGCCGCAATCACGTGTGAAAGGTGAACTGCCCCATGGAAAATGAAACGCCTGTCGAACAGCTCGACGCGTCCTTCGACCTCGTCGCGCGCCAGGAGGCGGCCGAGGAGGCGCTTGGCGCGCTGCGCTCCGACGTCGAGGAAGTAAAGTCGCGGCTCGATCGCGTTGCCCGCACGAGCCGTCCGGCGCTCGGCGGCGAGGCGGCCTCGGGCATCGAAGTGAAGAGCTTCGTCGACGGCTACCTGCGCCATGGCCGCGAGGCCGAACTGAAGTCGCTCTCCGGCGCCGTGCCGGCCGACGGCGGCTATGCCGTGCCGCGCGTCATCGACGAGAAGATTGCCGGCGTGCTCAAGAAGCTGAGCCCGCTGCGCTCGGTTTCGCAAGTCGTTCAGGTGGGCACCGCCGGCTATCGCAAGCTGGTCATGACCTCGGGGGCTGCCTCGGGCTGGGTCAGCGAAACGGCGGCGCGCCCGGAAACGACCTCGCCCAAGTTCGCCGAAATCGCTCCGCCGTTCGGCGAGCTCTATGCCAACCCGTCGGCTACCCAGGCCATGCTTGATGATGCGGTGTTCAACGTCGAGGAATGGCTGGCCCGCGAGATCGGTTCGGAATTCGCCCGGGCCGAAGGCGCGGCCTTCATCAACGGCACCGGCACCAACCAGCCCAAGGGCTTCCTCCAGGCGACGACCAGCAATGCCACCGACGCGACCCGCGCCTTCGGCACCCTGCAGTTCATCGCGACCGGCAATGCCACCGGCTTCGACACCGCCCCCGAGCTGAAGCTGATCGATCTCGTCCATTCGCTGAAGAGCGGCCACCGCCAGGGCGCGGTCTTCATCATGAACACGGCGACGCTTGCCACGGTGCGCAAGTTCAAGGCTGCCGACGGCTCGTTCCTGTGGCAGCCGGGCCTGATGGAGGGCGCCCCTGCCCGTCTCCTGGGCTATCCGGTGATCGAAGCCGACGACATGCCCGATATCGGCGCCGGCGCCTTCCCGATCGCCTTCGGCAACTTCCGCAACGGCTATCTCATCGCCGAGCGGACCGCGACCCAGATCCTGCGCGATCCCTATACCAACAAGCCCTACGTCAACTTCTACGCGACCAAGCGCGTGGGCGGCCAGGTGCTCGACAGCGAAGCCATCAAGCTCCTGAAGATCTCCACCTGAGCTGACTGACCGGCGGCGGGTACCCCCTCCCTGCCCGCCGCCCGCGTCCGCGCCGAGTGCCCTTTCCGGCACCTGGCGCGGACGCCCCCTTCCTTTTCGAACACAACCAGGAGACCGCCATGAAGCGGGCAATCGTCGCGCCAGCGACCCTCGCGCCTGGGGCGCTGGCCGAGCTCAAGGACTGGCTTGGCATCACCACCTCGTCCGAGGACGCCTCGCTCACAGCATTGCTGCGCGGTGCGCTGGAAACCTGCGAGGCCTTCACCGGCACCATGCCGCTCAGCGCCGAATGCGAGGAATTGCTGTGCGTGAGCGCCGGCTGGCAGGCCATTGCGGCGCGGCCGGTGATCGCGATCACGGGCGCTTCCGGCATCGATCATGCGGGTACGCGCACCACGCTCGACCCGTCGGCCTATGCCATCGAATTCCGCGCCGACGGAACCGGGTGGGTGCGCGTGTCAAGCCCGGGACTGGCCGAGCGGATCGCTGTCGGCTTCACGGCGGGACTCGCCGCCAACTGGGACTCCCTGCCCGACGGCCTGCGGCACGGCATCGTTCGCCTGGCCGCGCACAACTATCGCCAGCGGGAAACGGGTGAAGCACAGGCCCTGCCCCCCGCGGCGGTGGCCGCCTTGTGGCGTCCGTGGCGCGGACTGCGGCTGCTGTGAGCGGCCTCGGCACGACGGCTGACTTCAGCGGCCTGTTCGACCGACTGGTGCAACGGGCGGCTGTGCTCGGCCAGGCACGTGCACGGGCCCGATCGCTGGCCCGGCGCGGGTCCGACCACGTCTGGCGCAATGCCGGACTGCTGTGGCCGCTGTTCACCATGGGAGCGAAATGATGGAAATTGCTCTGCGCAGCGCGCTCATTAGCTGGCTTTCGGCCGATCCCACGCTCTCGGGCATGCTCAACGCCGTAAGCGAGGAAGCGCCGGCGAAGGCGGCGCTCCCCTGGTTGGCCATAGCCACGAGTGCGAGCATCGATGCCAGCACCAAGGATCGGGACGGCCGCGAGGTTCGGATCGCGCTCGAATTGCATTGCCGGGGAGATCGCCCGGACACCGCGGCGGAGCTGGTTTCGGCGATCGAAAACCGGATCGCCTCCCTGCCTGCGCAACAGGACGGCTACCGCATCGTATTCGCAAACTTCATCCGGGCGCGGAGCCAGCAACGCGCCGCCAATGTCCGCTCGATCCTGACCGAATACCGCTTCCGCCTGTTCGCGGACTGACCGCGCAAACCATTTTGCCATCCCCCTACATTCTGGAGAAACGCCATGGCAGCTCAGAAAGGCGCCGCCTTCCTGCTCAAGATTTCCGATGGTGCCGCCACTCCGACCTACCGCACGGTGGCCGGGCTGCGCACGACGCAGATGTCGATCACCGGCGATGCCGTGGTCGTCACCAGCAAGGACAGCGGCGGCTGGCGCGACCTGCTTTCGGGCGCGGGCGTACGGCATGTCTCAGTCAGCGCCGCGGGTATTTTCCTTGGTAGTTCGGCAGAGAACCAGATCCGGGACTGCGCCCTTTCCGGAACCCTGGCCGACTATGAACTGAGCTTCGAGGACGGGGCGAAGATGCGCGGCACATTTCTGATTACCCGCCTCGATTACGCGGGCGATTTCAACGGCGAGCGCAACTACACGCTGGCCCTGGAAAGCTCCGGCCACGTGGTGACCGCGTGAACCCTTCCGCCAATCCGATGCGCGGCGAAGCAATACTCATCATCGGCGGACGCCCGCGCCTCCTGCGCCCCACCTACTCCGCCTTGGTGGGAGCCGAGGAGGAGCTCGGCTCGCTGTTCGCACTGGTCGAACGAGCCGGGGCGGGCGAGCTGCGCCTGGTGGAGATGGCCGGACTGTTCTGGCACTGCCTTGCCGACCGCGACCGGATCGACCGCGATGAGGTGGGTGAAGCCATTGCCACGCAGGGCCTGGCCGCGGCCACGGGGCCGCTGCGCATGCTGCTGGAGCAGATCCTCAAGGGTGCGGCGTGACCGATCGGTTCGCCGTCGCTGCCGGACAGTTGGCAGGTGTGGCGGGGCGCTTCCTCGGCTGGCGGCCTGATGAGTTCTGGAGCGCAACGCCGGCAGAGCTCGCCGCGATCCTCATGCCGGTGGAGGGCGGCTGCACCGCACCGCTCGGCCGCGCGGAACTGACGCGCCTGATGGAGCACGACAATGACTGATGCGGTCGACACCCTTCTCGTGGACGTTCGCGCGAATACCCAAGGGTTTGCCCAGGACATCGCCGCAATGCGCGGCACGTTCGACGGGACGCTGACCGACGGGTTCGCCAGGGCCGGGGACGTGCTTGAGCGAGGGCTGCTGGGCGCCATCCGCCGCGGCAGCCTGGGCTTCGAGGACTTGCGCCGCACGGCGATGAACGTGCTGGATGCCATCGCCATGCAGGCGTTGAAAGCCGGTCTTGGCTCGCTTGGATCAGGCGGCGGCATGGGAGGCCTGTTCGGATTGGGCGGGCTGCTCGGCTCAGTACTGGGCCTCCCCGGCCGGGCAACTGGCGGTCCGGTTTCGCCGGGGCGCGGCTACATCGTGGGCGAAAATGGCCCCGAGATGTTCGTTCCAACCTCTGCCGGCCGGGTCGAGGCTGCAGGCACGCTTGCCGCCCCGCGCGAGGTTCGCGTCTCTATCAACGTCAACGCAGCCTCCGGCAGCGATGGTGCGCAAGCCCTGCAGCGTTCGAGCCGCCAAGTCGCCAGCGCCGTTCGCCGCGCGCTTCGCGAAGGTTAGGAGCAAACCCGAAATGACATTCTGGCTGGCTTCCACCAGAAAGGGTCAGGACAGCGACTGGATCCAGCGCTTTGACCCGCAATTCTGGACCGTGAATTTCCCCCGGCCGATGATGGCTGCCGTGACGGTGATCGCCGCAGATGCACTTCGCGTCGATACCAAATTCATGCGCCGCGGAGATCTCGCCGGCGTCATCTGGGAAAGCGCCGACAGGTTCGACCACCCACTGCTCGCCTACCGCACCGACCGGGATTATTCACGCACCACACTGACGTTTCGCTGGAGATCCGGAGGAATCATCGCACTCGATGCGGTCAACGGTCCAACGCTCACCATTGAAGGACGTGATGCGACCGGAGCCAGCCGGACATGGTACGTCCGCCTGTGGAACTACGCTCGTACCGGTTCGCCAACAGATGCCCGGATCGAAATTCCGTTCGAGGATCTGGACGGCGGCTTTCTGCTGCCGGGCGAAGCAGACCCGGTTTACCCGCGGGATATCGACCGAATGTTCATCTCCTTCGTGCCGCCGGCCTATTCGCCCGGCAGCACAGAAGCCCTTCCTGCCCCAGTCGAGGGCTGGGCTGAGCTGACCGAGATCCGCTGCGACGGCGAACGGTCGATGCTCAATATCGGCGACGCAATGGTTCCACCGCACGGCGTATCCTGCGCCACCGCCTATGACGATAGCTGCAATCTTACCCCGACCCGGGTGCTGCGCAATGTCATGGCGCTCGGCTACCGGGGCCGGATTGTTCACTACGTGGGCATGAGCCATTTCCTCAACCTCAAGGCCGAGGGCAGTGGCTTCATGGTTGACCCGGCAGCGAGCGCGTTTTGCACCCCGGCCATGACCTGGCACGAGAGCTTCCTGGCAGCAGCGGCAGAATTCGGCGTTTCCCCCATCCTCTCATTCTCGTTCGAATGCCTGGCGCAGCATTGCCCCGATGCCTGGCAGCAGCGGGCTTTCGACGGCACACCTGCACGCACTGGCTGGGTCCCACCTTCGGCCCTGATATCTCCAGCCAACGCGGCAGCCATGGCCTGGCTGGAGAAAATCGCCCGTGTGCTTACGGCCCTGCTCAAGGCAGCCGATTTGCCAGTGCAGGTCCAGATCGGTGAACCCTGGTGGTGGATCGATCATGATGCTCGGATCCACATTTACGATGCCGCCGCCAAGTCGGCTCTCGGCGGCAGCCCGGCGGACGTCGGCTCATTGCGGTCGCCGCTGGCGTCGACGCAGACGACACTGCTGGATAACGCCGGAACAATCCTGGCCAATGCGACACTGAGCCTGCGCGACGCCATCCGCGACGCGGCTGCGCCAGGAACAGCCGAAGTGCTGCTGCTGGCATTCACGCCGACACTGCTCGACCCTGCCATGCCCGAGGCCAGGCGCGCGAACCTGCCCGCAGGCTGGCATTCGCCTGCTTTCGACCGGCTTCAGGTGGAGGACTACGATTGGCTTACGGCCGGTGCATCCGGTCTGCGCAACGGCGCCTACGCCGCGCTGGACGCTCGCCTTGGGTATGATCTGGAGCACCAGGACTATTTTGCCGGCTTCGTCCTACTTCCCGCGGACAAGGACGCATGGCGGAACATAGATCTTGGCATCGACGAAGCCCGGACACGCGGCATACCGCGAATATTTGTCTGGGCTCTCCCGCAAATTTGCCGGGATGGCTTCGTGCGCCTCCCCGACCTTTCACAGGACGATCAGATGCAAGCCTTCGACGATGTCGCCTATCCGCTTGCGCTGGGCATCGGAACATCCGTTACTCCCGAGTTCTCGACCAACGTGACGGTTACCGCGTCCGGCTTCGAGCGTCGCAACAGCGTCTGGGCCGACGCCCGCCTGCGGTTCGACGTCGGGCCGGGAATTCGTTCGGAAGCAGATCTCGGGGCGCTGCTCACGTTCTTTCGGGCCCGGCGGGGAGCGGCCCGCGGCTTCCGCCTGCGCGACCCCTCGGATTTCAGTTCGAACGGGATGACCGGAACGCCGACGGCCCTCGACCAGCCCATCGGCACCGGTGATGGCCTGAGGACAGCCTACCCGCTGGTGAAGCTCTATGGTGAAGGTGCGGAGCCGCAGGTGCGCAGGATCACGCGCCCCGTGGCCGCTTCGCTCAAGATCAGCGTCGATGGAGCCATAATGGCGACCGGGTGGTCGCTTGGCGCGCGCGGAACAATCAATTTCGCCGCACCCCCGGGGGCCGGGGCGATCGTGCGCGCAGGCTACCTGTTCGACGTGCCGGTACGCTTTGCCGAGGATCACCTGCAGGTGTCCGGCGCGAGCTTCGCGGCAGTTGAGGCACCGAACGTGCCTGTTGTGGAGATCAGGGAGGACGTATGAGCCGAATCTGGTTTTCTCAGGAAGTCGAGACCGTCGCCACCTTCTGGCGAATTTATCGCACCGATGGCGTGACCCTGGGGTTTACTACCCACGACGCCGACCTGTGGTTTGACGACGTCCTCCACAGAACCGCGCCAGGGATGATCCCCTCGGCAATCCGGTGCTCTTCAGACCTGGAGCCGGACAGTGCCGAAATTGACGGCGCACTGACGCACGATGCCATCAGTGAGGCCGACCTGGGCGTGGGACGATTTGACCGCGCCAGGGTCGTCGTAGGCCTGATCGACTGGGAAAATCACGATACCCATGTGCTTTACGAAGGCACGATCGGCGAAGTGTCGCAAGACGGGGGCAAGTTCAACGCGGCGCTGCGTTCGCGCAAGGTCGATTTGAACATGGATACCATTCCCCGCACCAGCCCGACCTGCCGAGCGACATTCTGCGGCCCGGGCTGCTCGCTGTCAGGTGCCCGTTACACCCACCGCGGGACCATTTCAGCTGTCGACCTGAATGCAAATTCGGTCGAAGTCTCCGCGTCAATAGCTCCGGGGCAGTTGGCAGGCGGCGAACTGCGGTGGGTCGACGGGCCCGTGGCAGGGACAAGGACCGGCATAGTGGACTGTGTTGGAGGCCAGCTGGTGCTGGCTAAGCCGATCGAGCGCCCGATCCCGTCGAATACCGCCGTTATTCTGCGGGAAGGCTGTGATCGGACGCTCGGGACCTGCCACGACCGCTTCCAGAACGCTATTAATTTTCGGGGTGAGCCATTCCTTCCGGGAAACGACCTGTTGGCTCGCTACCCGGTCGGCTGATGGACGAGGAACAGGCGTTCGCGCGAGCGGCGCTGGACCTGGTCGGCGCCAAATTCCGGTTGCACGGACGCTCGCCTGAAACCGGATTGGACTGCGTAGGCGTAGTGGTTGCCGGGTTGCGGGCCATAGGTCGCCGATGCGAACTACCAACGGGATACCTTCTGCGCACTGGCACTTGGCCGGATGCGGATGCCTGGGCCCAGCGCCACTCCTTCCTGCCGGTCGGCGGGCCAGCCCGGCCCGGGGACGTCCTGCTAATGTCGCCTGGCCCGGGCCAGCTCCATCTCGCGGTAGTCAGCCCCGACCCTGCTATGATTATCGAAGCGCACGCGCTCCTGCGCAAGGTCGTCCTTGGCCCCGCCCCGTCGCCTGCCACGGTCTTGCGCCACTGGCGTCTTATCCCCTCCCTCTGACGAGTACACCAAATGGCCACTCTGGTGTTTTCTGCCCTCGGTTCAATTTTCGGCGGCCCGTTTGGCGGTGCCATCGGCGCGCTTGTCGGCCGCCAGATCGATTCCGCGATCATCGGCTCGGGCTCACGCGAGGGGCCACGCCTTAAGGAGCTTTCGGCGAGCACGTCCAGCTACGGGGCTGCATTGCCGCGGTGCTTCGGGCGCATGAGGATCGGCGGATCGATCATTTGGGCGACCGATCTGGTCGAGCATCGCGACACCCAAGGCGGCGGAAAGGGGAGGCCGTCCGTCACAAGCTATTCTTACTCGGTTTCACTTGCCGTGGCGCTCTCAAGCAGGAAATTGCGGGAGATCGGCCGCATCTGGGCCGACGGCAACCTCCTCCGGGGGGCGGCCGGAGACATGAAAAGCGGAGGCACTATCCGGTTCTATAGTGGCACGGGGGATCAGGCACCTGATCCGTTGATCGCTGCCGCCGAAGCGCCACTGCCGGGGCCCGCCTATCGCAACCTGGCCTACGTCGTCTTCGAGAACCTGCAACTGGCCGACTTCGGCAACCGCATACCGGCGCTCACCTTCGAGGTCATTGCCGACGAAGCGGAGTTCGGGATCGGGCAACTTGCCGAAGACGTGTTCGATGGGTTGGACAGCGAAATAACGCTCGGAGCGCTTTCCGGACTCTCCCAGGACGGCGCTCTTGCAGAAGTGCTGGGCCAACTCCAGCCCGTCGTCCCGCTGTTCTACGACATTACCCCTGATGCACTGCGCATTACCGGAGAGCGGGACGGCGCTCCGATCCTGCTGCGGGAGCCGACCGCCGGCACAAAAGACGACGAATTCGGCGCAAAGGTCGGCTTCGCCATCAAACGTTCAGGGTCTGACGAAGTGGGCCCCGCCGCTCTGCGCTATTATGACGTCGGCCGCGATTATCAGCCAAGCGTTCAGCGTTCGTCCGGAACCGTGCGGCCAGGTCAGGTCAACACTCTCGAGGTGCCGGTTTCCCTGACGTCGAGCCACGCGCGAGACTTAATCGAATCAACTGCTCGCCGAGCGGATTGGTCCCGACAATCCGTACTTTGGCGGTCATCCGAAATTGACCCCGGTTGCCGGCCCGGAGCGCTGGTCACGATGCCCGGCATGACCGGTATCTGGCGCGTGGTCACATGGGAATGGCGTGCTACCGGACTGGAATTGACACTGGTGCGAACACCTTTCGCGGCGCCTCCCACGGCATTGTCTCTGCCGACCGACACGGGCCGAGCCGCCACGGCTGCGGATCTCGAAATCGGAGTCACATCGCTTGCTGCGTTCGAGCTGCCGTGGGACGGCAGCGGGGCAGGCGACGTTCCGATGGTTCGGGTGGCGGCATCGTCATCCTCATTGGGGTGGGCGGGAGCGGCTCTTTACATCGACAATGGAGATGGCCAGCTGGTTCCGGCCGGGACCACCGGCAGAAGCCGGGCGACGCTAGGAATTGTCGCGGCTCCTGCCCCCCGTGCTTCACCGCTTGTGATCGATCGGGCAAGCAGGATCACCGTTGAACTGCTTGGCCCCGACATGGTGCTTCAGGATGCCACGATGCGTCAGCTAGCGATGGGCGCCAACCGGGCGCTGATCGGATCTGAAATCCTGCAGTTTGGCCGGGCAACACCACTGGGCGGCGGCGCATGGGAACTTGGGCTGCTTCTTCGCGGCCGGGGCGGCACCGAGCAGTACATCGCAACTCATGCAGCCAACGAACGCTTCGTTCTGCTCGACGAAAAGCTTGTTCCAATGGACGCCGCACAGCTGGCCCAAAGTCCAGCTACGGCAATTAAGGCTATTGGAGGAGGAGATCTGGCGCCCGTAGCTTCGACAGTTGCATGCCGCGGGTTGACGCAGCGCCCGTTGTTCCCAGTTCATCCGCGCACCACCCGGCTCGCGGACGGAAGCTTGCAGCTGGCATGGACGCGTAGGGCTCGTGCCGCCTGGATCTGGCGGGACCAAGTGGACACGCCCGTTCATGAGCAGAGCGAAGTCTATGAAATCTTGCTCGGAACCGAGAGCGACATCATTGCGATCTGGGCAACAAGTGAGCCACGCCTGACGATTCCCGCGTCAATGATCGCCAGCTTGACGGCCGCTCATGCCGGCGCGCCGATAATCGTGCGTCAGCGAGGCAGTTACGCCGGTTCCGTTCCACTCCACCTGACCGTTCTCATCTGATCCAAGAGGCTTCGCCATGCCTGATCCCGTAATATTCGAATCCATGAGTGCACGTTTCTCGCTTCCCTTTCTATTCGTCGGGCAGTCGCAAAAGGAAGACTTCGTCAACGAAGCCCTTTCCATGATTGACGGTCTTGTCCATTGCGCAATCGAAGACGAGCGAAGCACCCCTCCGACCGCCCCTGTGGACGGCCAGTCGTGGATGATAGGCCTCTCGCCCACGGGCGAATGGGTCGGCCAAGACGGGAAGATCGCCATACGGCAACTAGGCCAATGGCTGTTCGCCAATGCCCGTGACGGTATGCAGGTGCTGAACAAGGCGACCGGACAGCGCATAAGCCGGGCGGGTGGCGCCTGGCATGCTCCCGCTGTCCCGGCCGCTCCAACCGGCGGCACTGTGATTGATACAGAAGCTCGGAGCGCCCTCGCAGCTCTCGTTTCAGCTCTTCGCGCAGCCGGCGTTCTGCCCGCCTGAACGCCGGTTCGCTCAGCCAGGGTCGTATTGGACAGAGTCCACCAAGCCAGCTCGCCTGAAGCCATCCAGCCTCAGACGGCAACTGTCGCACAAGCCGCATGCAAGACCCGCCGGCGTCGGGTCATAACACGACCACGTTATTCCTGGATCCAATCCCAGACGCGCGGCTTCTCGCGCAATCTCATCCTTGCCCATGTGCTGCAGCGGAGCATGGATCCGGAACCCACCTCCTTCAGATCCAGCCTTTGTTGCGAGATTTGCGATGTCCGAGAAGGCCGAGATGAATTCAGGTCGACAGTCGGGATAACCGGAGTAATCCAAGGCATTGACCCCGATGAATATATCCTTGGCCACGATGGCCTCCGCCCAGGCAAGTGTCAGTGACAAGAAAACGAGATTGCGGGCCGGCACATAGGTGACAGGAATACCGGGCGAGAGACCACCCTTTGGAACATCGATATCTGCAGTAAGGGCCGACCCGCCGAAAATGCTGAGATCGAGCGGCAACACCACGTGCCGAAAGGCTCCGAGCGCTTCTGCGACTGTTGCTGCCGCCTGCAGTTCACGGCGATGGCGCTGATGGTAGTCGATCGTCAGGGCATTGATGCGAAATCCGGCAGCACGCGCCAGCCCCCCGGCCACCATTGAATCCAGCCCGCCCGAAAGCAGGATAATCGCGTCGACCCCGGTATGATCGTCCATCAT